TATAATCCGCAAAACGAAATGTTCTGGCATTTCAGAACAAGATGTTCCTTTCCCAAAACGAAACGTATCTCTTAAACTCTTTTTTTCTGTTCATCACATACAATAAAAAAAGCACCGAAAAATGTATTTCTTCGATGCTTTTTATTGTATTATTTATTGCATAATTCGCAAAAAATCACTACCTTTATAGTACATAAATAGGACGTTATACTCTGTTGTAACGCTGTTCTGATGCCATTATAATGGCATTATATCATGCTGCTGTATCTGTGTGTGGTTCATTATTATGCTTATATAGCATCATATCTGTATATCCTGCATTATAATTCATGTGTGCATTAAATTCGGATTTTACACAACCTTTGAAAGGGTCTCCCAACGTCCGGTTCTTACCCATCCATTCACATAGTTCCACGATAGACGATTTATTAGATGTAAAGTACACAAATGAATGCCCATTAAGAACGGTCAGCACATCAAGGTAATCAGATAACCTCCAATACATTGAGTAGGTTGTAACATCTGTGCTTAGGTAAGGTGGATCTACCAAGAACACGACACCAGGCATATCCTTGTATTCATTAAATATTTCTCGATAGTCTTTACAGGTTATCTCCAATCCTTCCAGATAGTCATTACATAGGGAATAATCAGCCTTACGTATATTATTGTAAAGTACTTCTTTGCGCATTCCGTCAAGGCTCATTTTGTATTTCATGGAAAACATAAGGGAAGACGATATTGTTATAAAATCCACATATCCCCAATCTTTTTCTTCCAGTTCAATACGTTTGTATATTCTTTCTCGTGCTTCCCCTGTAATCGGCTTGTGTCTTGGCACACCCTTCGCTATCTCTCTGAAATCCGATAGTAACAGATTCGTGCGTGGTATGTTCTTCAGCCTTTTACGGTAATTATCAAAGTCATTATATATCACCTTTGCATCCGGGCGCATCCGTTTCGTTATATGTGAAAGTAATCCGGAGCCACCGAACAAATCAACAAATATGGTACAGTCACCAAAATGCTCCAAAACTTTAATATATTCTCGTGCAAACATGCGTTTTTGTCCGACAAATGGAAGCGGTGCGGACATATACAGTTTTCTTTTCATACGTTCAGCTCAAATTTAATGTCCGCCTTACCGTTCAGAAGTTCGCGGGTCTTCTCCTCATTGTTTTCATAGATATGCACATTACCCAAATACAAGGTTATTGACTTCAAAGGTAGTTCTATTTGTCGCGACATAAGATACAAGTGATAAATATCAGCTGGTAGTCCAAGATTAGCATCGGAACTTCGTTGGTATGCCGACAAGACCAAACACCCATCCTCAATCTGGAACTGTACCAGACTAAGACATGGGGCTTGATTACTTTCTACACCGGTTGCACCCAAAAACAACACATAGTTCTTGCTATTGCGCTTTTCCGCATTGATTTTTTCAATGAGCGGTGGTAGCTTTTCAAAATAGGTAGGATAACTGTTAACTAACGTGTGGCCACAATAATCCCACCAAGTAATTCCCGCTTCTTGGTATTTTTTCACATCACGTTCCCCTTGCATGAATAGATTTAATTCATCTTTCAGCTTTTTACGTGCAATACCATGTCCTTCAAAAATATCAAGCAAATCTGCCGGAGTCATGCAAATCTGTTCGTTCAGCAGGTAGCATATTCTGCCTTTCTTATTTTCCTGTACTTTCCCTTCAGAAAGTATTTTTGTCAAAATACGATGATACTTGTTCATGTTTACCTCCTCTGTTTCTGATGTACAAAGGTAGGCTGACGGCACATTATCGTCACAACATATTATAAACATTACACTGCAAATGGTTTGCAGTCACTTTGGAATCGTTTCAAAAGGTCGTAAACTTTCCTTTCACTTACTGCATACTTCTCAGAAAGAGTGGCAACAATATAAGAAACCTTTTCACCCTGTTGGTACATATCCACATAGTCTGAATACAAGTCTATATACCGGGCATCGTCAAGACGTATTCCAGCATCCTGTAGCTTTTTCAGAAGCTCCCGGTTGAAGTTTATCAGTTCAAATACTTTCATATTCACATTTTTTTGTACCTTTGCAACATCTCACTTACATACAACGTATAAAAAACCACGAGAGTGGCCAAGGGTATTTGCCCCCGGTCGCGCTCTCGTGGCGTATATACGTTAATATGTAGGTGAGATGACTATTAACAGGCCGGGGGCTTTTTTTCTATCTCTCCCCCGTAGAGATTATCATTTACCCGGCATCATACAAAGCCAAGTCCAACGCATCCTTCTTCTTCCATCCTTCAGACAATGCCGTCTGGATGTGCTTCATCGCTTTCACATAGAAATCCTGGAGTTCTTCAACCGTTTCAAATGTCCGATAGCTCGGAGAATCATCATTTCCCAGTTTGAAGGTTACGGGTAAGTTCTTACCACCAGTCTGTACGGCAAGGTCATAAGCTACCTTGTAATTGAACTGATTTTCGTTTGACAGCCATACAAGTTGCCCTTCATATTCAAATCCGGAAAGGATACGTTTATCAGTTTCGGCATTATACCATCCGGACACCAACGACCGAATTTCTTCCGCATCCGGTTTATGGTCAAGTTCCTCTTCCATATAAGAGGCGGAACCGTCCTCTCTTGTCTCCACGTCCCAGCGGACGCGCCATCTATTTTTCACCGGGTTCGTGCATTCCAGCACCGGAACTCCGGCACTTCCTTCTACTCGTTTCATATCATGTAAAAACATATTTAGTCCGACCTTTGCCGAAAGTTTCACTTTTGATTACCGTCTCAAAAGGAAAACCGTCCGGCATTTCTCTAACTTGTGCGAGGATGTTTTTCATTTCTTGGCTATTTGTAAAAAATTTGCACACCTCTCCATTCTTTTCTATGGAGACAATACACCGGTCCTCACCCTGCTCCGTTTTAATACCTGTCTCAAAGTCTTTGACTATGATAGGCAGGTTTACTAACTCCCGGATACTGACTACTGATCCGGGGAATCGTTTCTTTCCGTCATCCGGTTTGTAGGAAACGTTCAAATCTTTGAATGATTTCATTTCTTTGCCTGTTAATTTATTAAACAACTTATTGCAATCGGCGTGTTTTGCCATCCCATAAAAGGATGCTACCAGTTCACGACGCCTTCTTCTCGACTTAACCTCGTGCATTTTTCGGGCGAACTTCTGCTTGATACGTTTACGCAGCCGGACATGGTCCGGACGGATCACATAACCAAGAAAGTCTATGCCCTCGTCCACGGGGAACACCCTCTCGTTGGGCTTTATGGAAAGCCCGATAGAGTTCATCTGCCCATGAACGGCATCACGAATCTTCCATAATTCCGCTTTCGTTTCACCAAGAACGACACCGTCATCGCAATACCGGTAGAAATGACGGACACCGTACTTATCCTTCAAATAATGGTCTAAAAATACAGACAAAAGCAGGTTGCCCAGCCCTTGCGAAGAACGCATCCCTATACTGATACCATCCGGCATAAGTCGGGTGAAGTTCTCAAGCATGGCAATGAGCTTCTGGTCTTTAAATACGCGGCGGACACAATATATCACAAAATCCTGTGAAATGCTTTCATAGAACTTGGAGACATCGAATTTGTAAACAAACTGTGTACCTTCCGGGTCATCACGCATATCGCGACGGATATAGGCCATCAGGTCGTGCATGCCGCGATTCTTGATACTGGCGGAGGTCGTTCTTATGAACCGTTTTTTCAGATGCCGGTCTACAACAGACATGACTGCGTGAACGGCAATGCGGTCTTTCATCGTCAGAACCTGTATCCGCCGGATCTTTCCGCTTTCGCAAATCGTGCGTTCTCGGTAGTCCTTTACGGTGTAGGTTCCGGATGCTATCCGACCGGACAGTTCCTCAATGACTTCCTCCCTATGCGCAAGTAGATAACGTCCCTGGCGGCTCTTCTTACGTTTGGAGCCGCGTAGGACCTGGTCAAACGAGGATGACATGTTGGAATAATCTGCAACCTCTTCTACAATATAACCTTCTCTGCGCATATTTTTTGTTTTTACGGAAGGTATAGGCCTTCCTTCCTCCGGGCCTGACTTCTTCGAACTCATTTAGGGCCTACCAAACTCCACCCGACACGTGATTTTTCAGCTTTCCGCCTTACTGACCGATAAGGTCATGCGCTGTTGCTGGGGCTTATCTCCCTCGGCACCACTTTGGGGACACGTCCCCAGTGTTGTACGCCGATTATTTGATTTCCAGACGCGAGCCGACATTCGTGTTCGCATTCGTAGCATCGTTATTCGCATTCGCATTCGACACACCGCCATTCGCGTTCGCATTGTTGTACCCGCGATAGACCGCACGGCCTATTGGGAGACGCCGCCTTTCTGTTACAAAGGTAAGCAATATCTGCCCAAATCAAGCAAAAATGCTACAGTATCAGCCCAATATGGCGCAAGCCGGCCGTTTTTCAAAAAAAATCGACCGGCTTCGCCGGGAGAGTTCTTTCGCTACGCTCACGCTTTAACGCTTTGGCTTACGCTTTTTCGCTTAACGACTTATACGCTACGACGCTCGACGCTTTGACGAGTTTTCCGCGGAAGGCCAGACGCGAGCCGACATACGTGCTCGCACTCGTAGCATCGACATTCGCATACGCATTCGACACACCGCCATTCGCCGCATTGTAGCACCCGCGATAGACCGCACGGCCTGATGAGGTTGAAATGTAATACTTGTCGCAATAGTATGTCGATGAAGATCCGTTCACACTTCCGACTGAAACAACGTCCATGAATTTGCCGTGTGCCACAGCTGTCGTCCACTGGTCACTGCTGGTGCGTCCTTTGACAAAACGTGTCGTTCCGTCCGGCATCCAGATGCGCCATTTCCCGCTGTTGCCGCTGTCGTTCGGCAAATCCACCCCGTCCATCATATCATACTTGTGGCCGTAAATGTCCTCATACCCAAGGCAACATATATTGTTTACCTGTATTACGGACGGTTCACCGTATTCATCATTTGTCTTATACCAGGCATATTGGGGAATTACACCATCGCCGAGCGAATAGGTCGCGTTCGGGTCGATCTGGCTGGCTTCCTCATAACCGATGGTATCTGTCATACCATAAGATGCTGTTCCTCCGGTTGTGCGGTTGTTCGTGTGCTGTCCTGCGCCGCACTGTTCCTGACTGTCGCGGCGGCCGTATTTCGCGTAGAACAGATTCGCGATTCGCGAATGCATCAGCGCGTCAATCTGCTGCATGCCTCTTTGCTGACTGTAGTAATGGAAATCTGACCATCCAAGACTTGCGGCGGTACTGCTGCCGGTGATACAGGCACGGAGCTTCATGCCGACGATACTACTGCCGACAACGGCACATAGGTGTTCATCGTTGGCAACCCAGTCCGGTTCCATATCCTCTATCTTATCACTGTTGCTCAAAACCACACAGTCAAATTCTGCCGTGTTCAGGATTGAAAAATACAGGAAGGCTGCCCCTTCCGGCACATCGCAGACCAGATACATGCCCGCCTCAAACTTGCTGCTCAAGGTGGGGACGATAATGGAACTGATAATGGTTCCGTCGGAACGGACGAACAGTGAGCCGACAAGGTTAGTGCCTGGCACGCTTGGAAAACGGACACGCTTATGTCCAGAAACGTCAACCTTACATACGGAATAGGTGCTGTCGGTGCTGTAGGAGCTCTCCAGCGTATCCTTGCCTGTCATAATCTTACGCCCTGACTGCCACCCTCCACTGCCTTTGATGTCCTCAAGGGTCAACACGTCCACGTCCGGACATTCCGGCATATCTTCGGGACCGTTGGAACTGTAACAGCTGTAATGTTTTCCGCCAAGATAGTCATTGATGCCCTTGCTCCAGAAGAACGGTTCGTACATCATCCAATCACCTTCGGTTCCGTCCAACTTAGCTGGAGTTCCGTCCGCATACTTGTTGCTGTCCGCGTCATCCAGGGGATAATAGGTCATTTCGCCGTCCGTATTATTCACGGCGGTATCTGTATTTGCAATGTTCACCTGACGGGAGGTCGGCATCTTTGTAACTTTTGCCAGGACACGGTGACGATGGCCCAATATGGCTGTAATATGACCGCTCGGAACATAAGTATTGCCGTATTTATATCCGGTTTCATTGTCGAGGTTACTGATATTGGCATCGTCGGCCACGTCGTCATCGAACTCTATCATCGTATATTCCGGCTGCCTTATGTTCAGTTCATCAAAACGTTCTGTGTACTTGTTGAATGTATCGTCGTCCAGATACTTTGTCAAACGGTATGTGCCAACGAGTTTACAGCGTGAGTTCGTGGTATTTCCGCTTGCGTCGATACCGCCGAGCCCGGCATCATACCATTGCTTGAGGTCACTTCCGTCACCTTCAAGCTCAACGCCTGTAATACGGACGTATTTCAGTGCTCCCCCCAAGGCGAACAGTTCCTTAAATGCGGACAGGCCGTTAATAAGAGCACAGTTCTCAATCCACAAGCCGGTAAGGTTGGCCTTGCCCTCAAAAGTGATGGAATTCCATTTCAGGTACTGCATAGAGCGCAGGATCAATGTCTGGAAATTGGCCGGAATGCGCAGTTTGTTGAGGACGGCACCTTCAGCAAAGGTGATTGTCGCCAGTTTTGTGCATCCGGACGCGTTCACTTCTTCCAGACGGTTACATCCGGACAGGTCAAGGCTCGGAAGGTTGGTGTAGTTAACCACCTCCAGCTTGCGCAACATCGGTATCTTCGTACCAAGAACCAGCTCTGTCAGCGCGTATGTCTTTGCGCTGCTTCCCAGTATAAGCTCCTCAAGAACCGGGAGTGTAGGAAGACTCATGTCCGTAAAGCCACCCCACGCGGACAGGTCCAGCGTCTTCATCCATTCGCCTCCGTACAAGTGGAAGATAGTTCCGATGTTGGCCGTCTGCTCATAAGTATAACTCCATTGCTGGTCCTTCTTAACGGCATCATGTGTCATGGTGTCACTTTCGCGTCTGAACTCGAAGTAGAAGTCACGTGCAGGAGTAGCCTTGACGGTCGCACCGGCGGCACTGTTGCCCTTGAACGAGATATCGGTGGCCGTATATTGTCCGGCACTGTATCTCGCGTCAAAAAGCCCCATACGGTTGCTTACCCACCAGTGACGATGTGACTGTCTGCTTCCCTGCATGGCTTCCAGGTAGGAATATTTCACGTTTTCTATCGAGCCGTCCTGGTTGACCTCAACTCCGATGGTCTTGGGCTCCACGTATTTGTTCAGCGCATCAAGGTTATATATGCGTTCGCAGAACTTCGCGCTCTGCTCGTCGTCGAACATGGCGAAAATGGTACTGTTGCTCATACGCTCCCTGATTCGTTTATAGGCTGCCGCCAGTTCGTCCGGGAACTGCTCGCGCAGGTTCTTCCAGAGGACGCTGTCATGTCCGGCATAGGCATACACAGTCTTGTCTTCCGTTGATAGCTCTGGGTCGGTCGTGTTCTCGTCCACATCCCAGGAATATTTCAGACGGCCGTCGTTGCGCACGCCGAGGATGGTATCGCAGTCGTAGAATATCATGTAGGCCAGCGTCTTGTCCTTGTCAGGGTCATACCAGAAGGCCATCATCATGTTCTTTACACGCTGGTCGACGCACCCCATGATATCCGTGAACATATAATAGTCACACAGGTAGTCGACATCGAACCAGTCGGCAAGCTCCGCCTTGAACTTTGCGCCGTTGTCCTTCGTACTCTTTACCCACTTAACCAATGGCTCGAGGTATTTTGGCTTCCGGGTTCCAGCCTCGTACTCCGCGTTGATGTCGTCATCATCCGGGTAGCGCGCTTCGAACACCTTGAGCCAGTTCGGGGTACCGTCGTCACCTTTGGTGTCGAAATCATCATCCAGGAACATACCCATCGGGTAGTCGTTGTTCAGGAACTCCCAGCACTCGGTCGGATTGACACCGCCGAACTTCTCGGTCACCCATGCCTGGTCGTGATATCCGGGTATTTCACAAAAGCCAAATACGGCTTCTGTTGACTTGTCGTTATTGAAATTGAACTTTCCTAAGAATTGTGGGGTTTCGTCCAGAGTACCGCGGTAGAACAGATAACAGGGTTCGCCGTCGATGGTTGTGCGGACATCATATTCATATTCCCCGGAGCAATGGGCCTGTGCCGGGGTAAGCTCACCAGCGGCCGTCAGGATGTTCTGTACCAGCTTGGCCATACCGGTATTATGCGAGCTGGAACTTTCGGCAAAGTCAGCTTTGAGACAGAAGCAGTCAACCGGGGCAGCTTCCTTATTAGACTTACCTGCAGGACGGAAGGAGTATTTGGCTGTTTCCTGTAATGTGCCTCCCACGCCTTGCTCGTCACAGCCCAGGTACAGGTCACCGGCCACCTTGGATGCGTTTTTGAAATAAATGCGGTAGTTCTTTATCGGATAAGCAAGGGATGAAGTACCCTGAAGGCGGATGCAGCCTCCAACACAACGGAAATTCAATGCCTGGTTACCCTTAACAACACAAAGCATTTCGGTAACGTCATACTTCGGGTCTTTGTCATTGTTGACCGCCGCCTGGAGCACTGTCGGTACTCCGTTGTCCTCACGACCGGTAATGATGATGTATCTCATTCCGTCTGGCACGCTGTCTACCGTCACGTTGCCATTCTCATCTATCACGTCATTGCTCTCGTATAGGGCCAGCATATCGTCTGCGCTGTCCTGGTCAATCATATAGGTCTCCAGAACTTGCGAATCGCTCAGATAGGTATCGTATGCGCGGACGAGGTAGACATCTGTTGTCGCACCGTCTGAACCGAGTTCTATATATGCCGGGCTCGCCTGGTATATGCTGTCGGATGTTGCCCTCTGAACGGAACCGGACATGATGCCGTTGATATACAGGTACACCATCTCCGTGTTCTGCTTCTCATAGTCGCTTGACCCCTCAGTGCTCTTAGGGAAGCTCACGAAAGCCACCTCATAGATTTCACCTGCCGCCATCTTCATTGAAAGCGTGCTGTTTCCCTTTGTGGTCATCCTTGCTTCCTGCGCGGTGATCACAAAACCGGTACCGGATGCGTCCACACACTTGATGACTTCCGCGTCCTCATCTACAACCTCACTGACCTTGTATTTCACTACGAAAGCTACGGCATTGGTGACATTTTGTTCCGGCTGTTCCAACGGCCTGTGCCGGATGGTGGCCCTTGCCGTATCCGTCAGGCGCAAAGCCTCGCCAGTCCAGCCGTCACCGCCCCACTTGAAGCCCTCGAACACAGTTAGAATGCCGTTATAACTCCATTCTTCGCGGTTGACGTCGCTGTTGCTTCTGCCCTGGGCTGTCAGCTTGAGTGTCATGCCGTCTGTCGGCTCGCTGATGTTCAGGTCGCTCTTGGACGCGATAAGACGGAAATTGTAGGTAGTCACGCCGACCACGATACGGCATTGCTGTTCGCCGTATTCCGAGGCCCGCAGCGTCAGATTCTGTACCGTAAAAGGAACGGAAGCGGATGATGCCAGTGTGTCACCGACATAGACATCCGCCCTTGTCGGGGTCTCTCGCGGGTTGTAGGCTGCATACTGGAGCGTATAACTGTCGTACTGTTTGGCCTGAATATAGGGCGTTGTCCCTTTTTCTATGACCGTACCGTCTGCATAGTCGAACCTTGCAGACACTACAGGGGTATTGTTCCCGGCTTCACGGATGCCTACGGCAAAAAGGATGCTGTTTGACTTGATGATGCTGCCGTCCGTCAACTCCAACTCTACCACAAGCTGTACAGTGTGGGTTCCATGAGCCAGATTGGTTGTAGCAATGCTGAAGCTGCCGTTGGCTGTGGAGCTGGTGATGCTCCGGTCCTCTGTGTCGGTACCGTCCACATAACAGCGCAGGGTCTTCGTTCCGGCACCACTCAGGGCGTATGGGATAGACAGCGTCTGTCCGCGTGTTACGGCAGTGGAAATGCTGTAGGAACTGCTAAGGGTGAGCTGCACCACGTTGATGCTCCAGGTCACCTGGGCGACTTGCATCTCCGCGCCTTCGCCGACTTCCACACGTACACGCACCGTGTTGGTGCCCACGCCCATGTATTTCGTAACATCCACCGTATTGGTACTTCCTGCAGATATGTTTCCGGTTAAAGTATTGGAGTTCGCTCCCTGTGTAACGGTAACCGTCACACGTGCCGGATTTCCCGTACTTTCTCCGGTAGTAGTGTCTGTCTGGTCGTATGTATAGGTCAGTTTCACTTCATCACCGTACTTCACTGTCTTGTTCGGGGTGATACGTGTCAGCACGACCTTTGTCGTGGCAACGGTTCCGCCGCCACCACCGGTGAACATATCACTGGTACTTATAACCTCCCCGGCTTCATTAAGGAGACTCAGGGAATAGGCTTTGTCCGAACCCTCGCCGATTTCATTCAGCTGGAGGGCGGTTCCGTAGGTAGAAGCCTTCTCGTTCATTTTGGCAGCCACCGCTTTTCCGCTCACCGGGTTGGTGGAATTCTCGTTAACTGCCTGGTCTACTTCAACTACAGGTATATCAAGGCTTACCTCGCCCTGTTCATTGGGCGTAAGGTCTGAACTTGTGGTGCCTTTCGTCACACGTATTTTCTTGATTGCATCACCGCCGCCGTAACGGTTCCAGGCTGACGGTGTCAGGAAAGACGAAATGTCCGTTCCTTCAAAACGGTAGTCGAGCCATTTCCCGGCTGACGCTTCAAAGGTTATCACCATGCCGGGCTTACTGTCATCATCGATATCGGCATCGGCAAGAGCGGCCACAGCGGTATCCTTTGTGTAATAGCCGGAGCCGAGAGGGTGTAGCTGTGTAACATTGTAGAAACCGCTGCCGGAACCGCCACCGCTGGCCTTGACAAGTGTGTTTTCCTCATCACTCCAAACATATACAGTTTCACCATACAGATATAGTTTGTCTTTCAATATGCTACTCCTCGTATCATCAAGATACATGTCCGCACCCAGCCAATTATTATAGAATATTGACATTGTCATACTGCCGGCAAAATACGCAAAAACACCTTTGCTCTTGACAAAAGCGACTCTACCGTCATTCCCTGAGTATGACATCAATTCAATTTTTGCGTCTTCGACAACCATGTCAAATCTGGCTGTAGCCCCCTTCATTGCAGCCTTTGCCGTATCTTCGTATGAGGCTGCTGCTTCCTGAGCCACCGCTGCAGCAGCATTTGCCTTGCTTGCAGATTCGTTTGCAGTGGCTGCCGCTGAATTGGCCGCATTCTTGGCTTCTTCGGCGGTTTGTGCGGCCTTGTTGGCAGTCTGTGCGGCTTCTTCTGCTTTGGTCGCTGCATCGGTTGCCGACTTCTGTAATAATGAAACTGGTACTGATACAAGCTCATTTCCCTTAACGGCAGGAAGTGAGTTGACACCGTTTAGCGATGTTACCTCTTCCAGTTCCTGCACGCCCTGGCTCTCTGCCTTGATTGCGTTGAGAACCTGCTGTATATCTTCTTGTGACATTGCCATAATTATTTCTCCTTTTTATGAATTGTTTTGTATGGGAAAAATTTATAAGTTTTTCTTTCCGCACTTTTAACGGCTTCTTTTGATGCCTTCTTGAAAAGTTCTATTCTGGCATTGAAAATTGAGTCCGCCTTTTGAAAAGAATCTGTAAGCCTTTTGTCTGTATTGCATGTTGCAACCACAAGTACAACCATTATCGTATCTGTTACCATACTATTCAACGTTATCTTGTTCTTTGTCTATCTGTTCGAATAACCCGTCAATAAAATTGGGGGCGCACATTCTTTCTGCGACTTCCTTTATTAACCTAATTTCATCCGGGGAATACTCTGTCTCTCCATCACTTTGGTAAATTTTCATTGCCAAAGCATGGGCACGGATACCGTTCACATTTAGGTAAATCAGATTTGCGAAACTTTCCCTTGCATCGCCGATTTGCCTATTCTTCTTATCTATCCCTGTCGGGACCGAAAACCGTTGAAAATTCAATTTTACCATATTATTCTAACTTGAATGATTTAATATCTGATATCTGAACCCGTCAATTTTAGTGATAAGCACAATGATGGAATCACCCGGTGCCATCTCATAATCCTGACTGGTTTCGTTGTGATTGTATATCCCTTTAAGTATGATGTTCTTTGAACCGGTACGCACACGAAAAACAACAATTGCTGCGAAATCATTAGGAAGAGAGGACATACCGAACTGTCTTGCGACGCTGCTTTCCGTGGGCAACGATACCTCAGTCTTAGCATAGTTTGGATCATTGTAATACAACAGGATGATGTTGTTCTGCGAAAAGTCCACGGTATAAGTGTCGCCTGTAAAATTCAGTATCTTTGCCTTTGTGGTAATGAACGCCGGAGCCATCAGTGCAGCGTCAGAATAGATACCGTAATTCTTCGTGCCACCGCTAACGTTTATGAATAATCCGTAATTTGCTTGGTCGAATCCGTATGCGCCATAAGTATTCGCAGCTTCATTTACAATTCGTCCAGCAGCGGTAAATGCTCCACCTGCAGTACCAGGTATTACGTCATTACCAAACATTACATAACCATTAGATCCACCCACACGTATGAAGTCATCATATATGGCCAGTGGACCGCCTCCGCCCGATGCAGAGGCTGCAGAGCCGATACGTCCATTTGCTATCTCAAACCCACCAATACGGCCAACGTTAGCTTCAAACGAACCGTCCGCGAGAATCTTGAAATAACTGTTGGCAGTTACAACTCCCTCAAGGCTGATACTTGATGCTTTTATTTTCACCCCTTCGGCACCGGCACCGACAAAAGACTTCAGATTGCCATCCTCATCTATTGCAAAAAGTCCGGCAGTGTCCTTTTTAGTTATCAAACCGGCACCTGAAATAAGCTGACCGTTTTCATCAAATAAGCCAGATGATATTAGGTTCATGTCGGCCTTTGTAACTATCTGGGAGCTTTCAATAATGTTGCCGTCCTTGTCAAAGTTGGCAGCTGCTATCTTTACCAGCTTCTCAGACTGTTCGAACAGCGTTTTGTATTTGTATGCCAAGGCTTCTGCACGGTCGGTACTCAACACCAGCATGTACAGGTATATTTCACCCGTGAAGGACAGTTTGAAGTCGCCTGTTCCATTCCATAATCCGGAGTGATTGAATATCTGGTATCCGTCCGTAACGTCAAGTTCGCCATCGTAGGAAAACTCGTTGAAATTCTCGAAACCGGATTTATCCAGTCCTTCGAACTTGATGATCATCCGTCCGGCTTTTGCTACGCGATAGAAGAAACTCAAATATACGGCTTCCGGTTTTTTCTGTCCCTCATCATTTATATCGTTGTAGTCGGGAATAAAGCGAAAGTTCTCATGCTTCTGGAGGATATATTTGTTCCGGATAAATACAGTAGTACGTCCGTCATCGGTCTTGACGGTGGCGTAATTGGTCTTATCGGACAAAGGTGCTCCGTTCGCCCAAATCCACTTGCTGCCCAGCAGGAAGAAGGTCGCCTCGTTCTCGGTATCCCATTTGTTCATTCCATTTCCGAATGACGCGTTGTCCAGGTAACTCTTATCTTCCGTGAAGTCTTTTCGCAAACCTTCTACGGCAGCTTCTATTTTTCCTTCAGTTATTTCAAAACGAGTCAGGATGTCCTCGCCGGTAGTCAGAACGAACGTCCCCATCAGGTACACATTATCACCATACAACCCGTTACCGTGCGGCTGATTGTCTGCAGGGAACCGGCTGTCGCTGATTCCGTCCAGATTACCAAGGCGAACGCGCAGACAGTCATTGAAGTTCTTGGCACACACACCGTCCAGTACGTCCACACGCGGCTGTCCGTCCTCGGTGGCCGCAATGGAGATGAGGTTCTGGCGAAGCCGGTTCTGCGTGTTGCCCATCAACACACATTCGTCGCCTTCTTTCGGCTCCACACCGCCGAACTCGCTCACGGGTACAGTGATGCTATTCCCGTCCGAGGCGGACACTTCGACCCAGTAACCGCGTAAGGATGCGCCGGTGAACTCCGCGCAGCGCATCAGGTCGTGATCTACGAATTCATTGTCCTGCTCGAATGTGATTTTATAGTTGTCTCCATCCTTCGCTACAGTCTTTATTTTACCGCTGGCCGCACTGACGACAAATTGACCGCCAATGCTGCGCACCTTCTGGATGAGCAGTTCCAGGGCTACCAGCGTCTGTCTGATGGTCACCTTGTCGATGGTCAGGTTGCTTAGCCCCGTCAGTGCGTCCATCCATAACTGCCAACCCTCTCCAGTCATACCGTCCACGAATTTCAATGAGCGCAGCAATTCACGGATGACTGCGGTCAGCCATTCGGCATTACCGTCACCGTCCACCGTTGCACCGCTTTCTCCGGCTTCATACTTGCCGAAGTCGGCGCCCTTCAGGAAACGTATCTTTTCTTGTGCGGTATCCTCGCGTAGCCTGCTCAGTGCTTCCTTCAATGTCCTGCGTGCCGAGAACACATTGTTGTCGGTTGGGTAAGTGTTATCCCAGCTGCGTATCAGATCTGGGAAGCTCCCGGACATGGCAGTCTTGACATAATTCTTCGCATCGGTGATGCTGTCGCTTATGGCTTCCATTGTTCCGGTGCTTGTCGCATCACTTATCTCGATATCCATCTGCGAAGGCAGGTTCACTTTTCGTGTGACCTTTGTAATGCGGCTGTTTCGGAAACCCGTTTCCGGAAAGTATTTGCTACTTTCCAGACGGACACGACGACCGATGTACAGGTCTATTCCGTGTTCCTCGATATAGACATGGTCCGTAGGTGATTTGTAACAGCTTACATCAATGGCGTGTTCCTCATTATATTTGTCAACTGCCTGCTTGAACTCCTGCTCCGCCAGTGGATAATACTCATCCGGCATGCGTATATTCCAAAGGATATATTTGTCTCCGACTTTAGGTATCAGGGTGTCATTCGGAAGCTGAGTGTCATCATCATACGGCCAGATGGTTATGATTTCAAATTCGCGCGTATCACTATTGAAGTTAACCTCAAAATAATATGTGCCGTTTTCTTCATCACCAAGACCAGCCAGTTCACTGCCTTCCTGGAATGACACACGTTTTACTTTACCGCCGATTTCATAATCGTTCGGATCGAATCCCATGCTGTCATCACGGAAATAATATATTTTGAATGGGTTACCGTCCTCGCCTGTAACCTGTTCACTTCTCACACCGGTTACAGTACCAATGCGCTTCGGATAAATATCTGCGAAAGCGTCAGCCTCGTAATGATGCCATATACCATATTTTTCAACATTGACATCAATATGCTTTTCACCGTTCGGAAGTTGGAGGCGTGAATGTCCGTATCGCTCCGGATCTATATTCCGGCTGCTTCCTATCGGATATAAACGGGTGTAAAACTTTACATTGTCCGCCATGTCACATTCCAGGGAAGTCAGCCCCTTGCCGTAAGCCAGTGTCACTTCCTCCCCATGCTCACACCGGCACACATTGACGGTCTGCCCCTCACACCACCATTCAGCACGGTTTCCGGCTTTCTCTGCCACCTCTTTCAGTGCCTCGTCACAGTATTTACCTTCATAGTCGATAACGATGTTTTCCGTGCCTTCCACCGTTCCGACTTTCCAGTCGGTGGTATTGTTCATCCCGTTGTTGATGCTCTTCACAATCAGGGCGACATGTTCTCTTGGTGGGGCGGTCAAAGTAAAAACCGGCTCATCGTCCCCGTCAGTATCATTCAATACGAGAAAACGCTTCAGAAGGCTTTCGATTCCGTACAGCTTGACATCATACTTCCACTCAACGGTTGATAGCTGCTCCGGCTTGTATTGCTCCATGAGCCAGTAGCGTTCGCCCTGGAATTCTGTGTAATCATTCACCTCAAGCGCAATATGCTCGTACAAGGTAAAAGACAGGGTGAGGATATTGTCGCCCTGTATCTCCTTGACCTGTGTACTGTTGTCATCTGCTGCTATCTGTGCCTTTGCAATGCCGTCACTTCCGTATATTGTTATCATATTCTAATGCCGTTTTAATGTCGTTATAATTGGGGCTGCGGTTCGCGGAAAGTCACGTAAAACCTGCTGGCCTGTTTCCCCTCCTTCCAAAGGTATGTCAGGGGTTCGTAGTCGCTCGATTCTTTGTAGAATACATGCAATGTCATATCAAGGTCAGGAAAAAAAATATCCAGCCATCCGTCATCCCCTTGTTTAAGGTATGAGATAAATTCTCGGTATTGCGAGAGCCAGGTTTTCCGTGTGTCTGCGTACATGGCGAAGTAGAGCTTTACATCACGAGCCTGGTTTTTCACGTTCAAAACTGACGAATATCTTTCTCCGTTCTCTTCGCGAATATCTACCGCTACGTGTGTCTTGGTTTTGGACGGGGCCATAATAGCCTTCAGGTTGTTCCTGTCGCCACGTTTTTTCTCCACCAGGAAGGCACCAAATACCTTCCAAATATCCGTTCCGTTCACTAACACCTTATTTCCGAGTATATTATCCATTGCCATTGTTACTTCATTTTAAGTCCATCGCGAATAATTTTCTTAATATCCTCCTTTATATCAGCAAGATGTCTTGCACTATTTCCTGTGTTTTCCTCAATGCGACTGAGATGGTCGAGAGCAGTTCCCATTTGCGAAGAAACATCTTGTATCTGTTCGTCCATACTGGCCCAATGCATAAGTCCGGAAGTGAACATACCCTCCAGTTTTGTACTCTGCTCTTGGTTCATAGCATTGAAACTCCCCGACTTGCCAGTCTGTGTCGTGCCGTCGCTGTCTGAGTTGATGAACCCAGCCTGGATCATCGCATCTCGCCAATCTACACCTTTTTCCGCTATCGCCTCATTCATCTTTCGTATCGCCTCAATCTCATCCTCGTCCAAACCATCCGGAGCCGCATCTGCAATGTAGTCGTATAATGCCTTGATGTCCTCCTGCAGCACCTCGTTTACGAATGCTTCCGTTAGTGCATCCGATATCGTACTGTTGATGAAGTCTGCAAAATCCTCTGTCGTACTCTCAGCATCTTTCAGCATCTCTTTGTACTTGTTAAGGAAACCGTCCCATGTGTATCCCGTTAACTTCTCGTTCAGCGCACCTGTCAGTTCTTCCAATGTTCCAGCACGTTCAATATATTCGTCCACTTCATCTTTTGGGTTTTTATGTCCATCGCCACTGAACAACTGCTGCCACTCTGCAGGATTACTGTCACGGAGTAGCTTCATCTGCTCTGGTGTTAAGTTCCACAAATCACCCGTGTTGTCAACTGTTATGTTGATTCCATTTCGCCGAAGTGTTTCCGTGAAAGCGTCCCAGCCGGCCCAGTCGCTTCCAGGAGAATGAGAATTGAAACTCTTTTTGCCTCCGAGCCCGAGAAATCCATAACCTGTATTGGTCCATGCCGATGCTAAATTCTTTATTATCTCGCGTTGGTTATTTTCCCATTCCAACTCTGCTTCACGTGCATCGTTGTAGTAGTCTATACTTTCCTTGTTCGTTGTATCACCTTTGCCAATGCGTTCGGTCAATCCATCAATACTTTCTTTCAAATATTCGTTGCTCTCCGTCAGGCGGTTCACAGTCTCCATGACTTCCTTGTCGTTGCCACCGAGCCACGAACCCAGCCCTCCAAAAGTCAGCGTGTCGAGGATATTCCCGACACCATTGACAACAGACTGCAGAGGCTTGGTTATGATGCCACCGCTGAAAATGTCGTCAAGAACACCGCCGACGGAACCGAGAACAGTGTCTATAAGGTTCGACACAATACCGCCAACTCCATCCTTCGCCAGCATGTCCAGTACGCCGAGGATGGCTGATATGATTTCACCAGCAAGCCCGGAGTCTCCCAACGCAGCCGTAAGGGTGTTGGCAGCTTCACTGTCTTTCCCAAGCAATGATTGGAATCCTTTTGCAAGGGCGTTGCCTGCCTTTTCAGTCACCTTTCCTCCGAATAGCTTGTCAAGTTGCATTGTACCATTTCCAATGCCCTGCAGGCTATCGGAAGAAAGCCCGCGCAGTCCGGCGGCGAGATTCTCGAACATGCTCTTGGCCTTCAATGCGGATGAATTCAGGTTTGATGTTGCGCCTTGTACCTGCGAGCCAAAGGCATTGACCTGTTCGGATGCGTCCATATATGCTGCCTTTGTTTCATCAACTGCTACCTGCGTGGCCTGTATCATGCCGCTGTTTCCGCTACGGACGGCGGCGTCATGCGCTTTTTGAGCGTTTACATAATCCGCCTCGGCTTTCCGAGCGGCTTCAACTGCTGCCGTATATTCCTGCATGGCCGACTGGTAGGTCTTTATGTCATCTGAGACATGTTTGAATATGTCACTGTCCCAAACGGCATTTGACTGCTCCAGCCTGTTGATGAGCTCATACAGCGTTTTCTGTTCGTCTATGTCCGACTGCTTGAATGCATCGCTTTGTGCAATGGCCTTCAGCCTATCGATAGTCGGCTTGAGCTGCTCCTTGAACATCGTGCCGAACTCTCCGAAAACACTTCCCCAATCTATATCCTGCCTTATGGCATTGATCTCGATCTGTTGCAACAAGCGGTCTCTTTCGGCGGTGAGGGACAAACGTTCCCCATTTGTCTGAGCCTTATTTATCTTTTCTGCATATTCTTCGGCAATGGCGAGTTTCTTCTGTTGGTACGTGCCGTACTCTTTCAGATAGTCGCGCATAGTCCTTACCTCGGCAAGGTAAACTTCGTTTGTCCGCCGTTGCTGCTCCTTGGCCGCGTTATCACGCGCTGTCTGCAAAGCGTCCTGTTGTTGCCGCGTAAGGCCGTTTGTAAGTCCAGGAGTCCCTGCCTCCTTATTCTTTTTCCTGAACTCGTCTTCCTGACGGTTAATTTCGTCAAGCCTCTTCTTATAGTCGTTGTCAATTTCCCTAAGTTTCTTTTCTGTGCCTTCCTGCATCAGGGAGATTTCGTCGTCTTGATTCTTCCGTTGTAATTCAAGGAGATCATTATTCATTTCTTCCATGGCAGCCTTTCGCTTCCCGACGACATTTTTGTCTGTTGTATCGATTTTTTCTTTTTGGGCATCGTATGTCTTTAACCCCAGACTGTCATATACCGCCTGTTCAGCTTCTGTTTGTTGCTTTATGCCTTCCGTGGCCCTGCTAACAATACTATCAAGCTGGCTCCTTGCCTCTTCATTGTTTTTTTTCAGGCGGTTTGCAGCCTCCCGACTGCGTTGGGCATTTATCTTTGCAGCACCAGAAGCTGTCAAAACGTAAGCCTGTACCGCATTATTGGAAAAGTTTTTATAATCAATACCTTCAGTCAGATTTGCCAATTCTGACAACTTGAAATCTTTTTGCCCGAAAGTGGAGTAAGACTGTCTGTCTTTAGCTATGGTATAGTATCCGCCACCGGCCACAGTAGACTTATTGTATTCCGTCTGTTTAATATATCTTTGTGTGGCATCTGTTATCTCCTGCTCGTAGGCGGCGGCCTTTGCCCTTGCCACAAGTGCGTTGACGACAGCATCAGTGTTTTTTACAAATAGGTTTTCTGCGTCTGTGACACCGTTTACCGAGAATCCGAGTTCGTGGAATGCGTCCTGGTTGTCAGTGATGAACTTCTTTTTCGCGTTCATATTGTCGCCCAGGGCATTGTATTCACGGACCAGCCGTTGGTACGCGGCAATATTCTCGCCGGCAGTCGTGGCGACGCTGTTGCGCCAATCCTCGTTCAGCTTACTGATATATGCGTTGAATTTCTCCTGCGCCTTGCGCGTATTTTCCAGCGCATCCTTTGCGGTAAACAGACCTTTCACCCAGTCAACGATTTCGTCACCGTACATCACAAGTAGCATGATGCCTGTCGTCAGGGCCGTCTGCCAAGAAAACAACGAGGAGAGCACCTGTTTCCATACGGGCGTGGCTTTCTGGCCGCTGGCCGTCAGGGCCTCGTACTCCTTGCGGGCACGGGCCAGCTCGTCAGTGAACACCGGCAGGTTGTTCGAGATGGCCAGGAAGAACATCTGCGGGCCCATGGCCAGTGAGGGCATCTCCCGGGCTATCTGTTGGATACTTGCATGAAGACCGTTATACTGTTTTACGGCCTGTTCAGTACCACGAGGAATGGTATCTGTATTTTCTGCCGTTTCGTCCAATGCCTTCAATTGAGTCTGCAACTCCTTTATCTTTGCTTCCACTTGTTCTATGGCTGCAATGTTCTTGCTTTGGTCAAGATCTGGATTTGCCTCTTCACCTGCCTTTTTCATAGCCGCAAGCTGTACGTTGAGTGCACCGATAGCAGTGTCAAGGATACGCACACGTTCTGCCGTACTGGTGGCCTTGTCCATCAGCATATCCAAATTGCGTTGCATTCCTTCAAGACCCGTACTAAAGCGATCTTTCAATAATATCTCTATTTCTACCGGTTTTGTTGCCATTTATTTCTTTAAGTTGCTTTGGAAAAATCCTATAATATCTTTTGCTTCATCATAAGCGCTCTTATCCTCTTTCTTCTTACGTACATAGCGTGGGGCATCTGCAAGCATCATTATAAGAGTCTGGTAATTCATGCCTTCCAGAATGTAATCTACACTCCATCCTGTTGCACTGGCTACCTGCCAGACAAATCCGAAGGGGCTATGGGAGGGCTCGTAGACCGTCTTTAACTCCCCATCTTTTTTTGGCTCAGTCTCAGCTTCATCGGATTCGTCCTCTCTGCTGATCTGATAATACTCATAAAAGGGTCAGTACCTAAAAGCATCACGAAGTTCTGCATCGCCGCCTCCATATAGGCTGGCTCCATGAATTGGCGCACCCACCATGCAGTCAGTCCCACAAAAAGATGTCTGCTCCACCAGCCACGGCACAGGGTGTAGGCAATCATTCTACTCACAGCCTTACCATGTACGGCAATGAAGGACATCTCTTCGTCCTTGGTGAACTTCTTCATTTCAGCCGCAGACACGCCCAAAGATATATAAACCTTTGACAGTCGTATCAGTCCCCCCAGACGAGGACGACGCATTACTATACGTAGCTTCAACGGCTTCTTTCTGAATGGTATTCGTACTTCTTTTAAGGGGACGGACACGCCCCTGTCTAACAAGGCGGCCGCCCCCTCATGCTGAATAATACGATCTGTATCCTTATCCATACGTTAATCTTCTGCTGTGTCGTTGATTTCGTATGGTGCCGTATCCGGTTCTTCCGGCTTGTTCACCTTGAGCTGGCATTCCAGCTTAGACACTTCGGTCAGCGTCAGCTTGCCGCCTAAGTTGGCCATGATTGTACCATTAGGTATAGTCATGGTCTGGCCGCTCACGAACTTGATTTTCCACGGACCGCGCAATTCCACAAGGTCTGTCGGTGCTTTCCAGCCGGTATAGTTTCCTGTTGATCCGACCAACGTGCCACCCTGAACAGCCTGAATATTCTCATAATCCAACTGGATAAGGTTGAATGTCGGTGCTATAGTCGCGTTCTTGTTGGCTAACGTAAGAACCGGGGCATCCGGAACTTGTTCGGCTTCCACATCCGTACTCTCAGGCTTCGTGCCTCCCCAGTCCCAGCTGCCCTTTTCGATATAACCGATTTCCTTTTCATTGAATGTTACCACGGCAATGCCGTATATGAATTTTTTATTTGCCATCTTTCTTCTGTTTTAGAATGATATATATTGCTGTTGCTGTAAAAATGCTCAATAGTACGCCTATCCCGAATCCGCAGAAAAACGTTTTAACGGGATTCGAACGCTGTTTTACTTCCGTTTCGTACAGACTGGCCATTTCCTCGTAAGCCTTCTGATATGATGCGGACTTCTTTTCGTAGTACTCTACCAGAATTTGCAGACTGTCACAACTGGCATATACAGTAATTACGTCTTTGTTACGGCTCACCGAAACATTGGCCTGGCCGCTCTTTCCGCTGTACGATGCCATTGGGGGGAGCTTCATCAGGCTGTCAGCCTGTATCTCCAGCTTCACCTCCGATTTCGGTACCGTTTCCGTCCGTATCAGGCGGACTTCGCTGTCCAGACTGTCCGTCATCGTCCGTAACGCTTCCATCCGGGTTTCCTGTTGCGTTGTCTTTCGGGTGCTCGCGCATCCCACGCAGCACAGGGCAATCATCATGATGCTTGCAACTGTTAGCAGTATCGATAGCCTTGCGAAGACGGGCCATTTCACGTTTGGTGGCTTGCAGATCTTTCCGTGTCGCATTGAGTTCATCTTTTAATGGTTCGACAATATTGTTTACAAGTATTCGGGTGGCATGCTCAGCGTTGTCAATACGCACTGTTTCGGCTTCCGCCTGTGCCTTCTCAGCATCCGCGTTGGCCTGTTTGACTTTTGCCTTGAGTGTCACAATGCCAATCACGGTTGCCAGGAGGGTGCCACCCAGTACGAAATTGATAATTTCACTGAGCTCCATTTTTATAACATTTTACTGTTTGATACCTATTGATTTTAACCACTTTGGCACATCAAAACTCGGACATGCCTTTGCCGCAAGCTGATTGTGCCCGACAATGCGGATATCAGGAAAGCGTTTGTGAAAGTCCTTCACGTATGCTTCCATTGCTTTCAACTGTTCGGATGTACGGGTGTCTTTAGGCGTCTTACCGTCCTTTGCGACACCTCCTGCATAAACCACATGACGTGACACGGAATTATATCCGGCAACCCCATTGGTTATTTCCCAGTTGTCAACATTCGCATCCTCGTTATTATCAACAAGACGTTCTACCGTTCCATCAAGATGTATCATATCCGTATAGCCTACCTGTTTCCAGCCACGCCCGCCCTTGCTTACCGGGCCGGTGTGCCATGCTCGTATCTCATCAGAAGTTACTTCACGGCCTTCTGGCGTGGCTGTACAGTGTAAGACTAAATATTTCAATTTCCTCATTGTTATTCAGCTTTATATCCACTGGTCATAACAACACCTGCGTCTGCTTTCTTAAACATGCAGATAAAGTAATGACGGAAGTTTATTTTGTTACGCTGATATTCCGGATCTGTCTCTGCTGCGCTGTAGTACATCTTTGTCGAGCCGGTAGCTTTGAACACGCGCTGCGTATAGAAGGCAAACGAACACTGGAATTCTCCAGTCTCTGCAGTTGCTCCAACAGTCTTCTTGTTGCCGGATGTATCATACAGAGGGTTATTACCAAATTCATAAATGTCAAAGCCATACAAACGACCAATTTTTCCTTCTGTTTGGTTTATATTGTATTGCTCCTTGAATTTCTGGTCTGCCATCAACAAGTCATTTACATGGTCACTGCACAATACCAGGCGGCGTCTGTCAGCAGGAACTTTAAGGTCATCCAATGATGCTTTCATTCGAACCAAATCCGATGGGGTAAGACGTAAACGTCCTGTTTCCTCGACACGTTCCCCCGTAGTGACCAGTACTGGAGTCTTAGTTGTATTTTTTGAAGCGCACAATGCGTGAGCTGCCTTGGCAAACTTTGCATCATTGATGGCATTTGAATGGCTTTCTTTTACTCTCGACATTTTGTCATAGCTGATAGCATACAGCTCATCGTCCGTAATAGGGGTTACCTTGGTCTGGAACTTATCCAGTTCAATGGCTATATCACTGTCGTCCAATGCCTGTAATGGGATGGGATATGTCGTATTGTTGACAAGGACATCCGGGTCTACACCGACATCTACAAGATGAATGACATCATTGTTCACCAAAGAGGAACTATCAGGGATTCCGTCAAGCCATGTTCCCTCCAGCAGACCTCGTAATGCTTTCACCATTTCACCGGTCCAAATTTCCTTATACACTCCGGCACGAAGCACGCCCGACGGCATTGCGTCACCAAACAGAGCGGCTACTGCATTCATACCGACCGCACCTGTGACAGGAGAAACTCCGGCAGCTACCGCCAGCATGCCGCCTGTCAGACAGTTGAACAGGACGGCAGCCAGCAACATAAAAGTTTTCTTTTTCATTGTTTTTTTGTTTTATAGGGTTTTACATTCAGATTTCACACTCCATGCCATACTCGGCCTTATACAGTCGTTTGTATTCTTCCGGCTGTTTCTCGCGCATTTCTTCAAGTTTATCCGACGGTACTTCACTCAATTTCTTATAAGTGGCCGTCGTTACAGTTGATGCGCCTCCCTGATGTCCGATTACTGCGCTCAGCTTTACTTGCGGTGACATGGCTTCAAAGGTCTTTTCCAGGTCTTCCACACCGACCTTTTTGCCCAGTTCCACAAACTGCTCTTTCTTGTCTGCCCCGATTCGCTTCTCTGCGATGGCTTTTTCTACAACCGATGTAATACGGCCAAGTTGCAAGGTCTCATTTTCTTTTCGCAGTTTCTCTTCATTATCCTTGGAGGCCTTAAGTTCAGCAATTTTTGTACTGATAGCCGTCTCGTCCGCCGTTTCCGGCAAGCCCAACTGCAGGGCAATAATTTTCTGATCCATGTCTTTTGATTTTTGAGGTTTATTGTTCAACAATGGAAGGAGGCATTCACCATCCTTACCGAGATTTATCACTGTACCATTCTTTTTCAGGACAATGGCGTCATCATTGGAACCTATGTCCACCAATGAAACTTCAAACAGCTTGCTTTTTGTTACGGTCGGCCGGGTCTGTCCTTGCACCAGATGCTCATCTGCATCACTCAGTTCAAGAATGTCTATACCGACACTTACCATGCGCAGACTCCCGAACTCATACTGTTTCTTGCAACGTTTCGACAGTTCGGTGGCTTCATCAAACACCAGTTCCCCGGTAACCTCGCCATCCTCCACTTTCAGGTCTTTTACAAAACCTATGACATTGCCGCGCTCATGCATGTACAGCAATACAGGGTTGCGCTGGTATTGTTCCACATTCATACCTTCAGTCAGTACACGGGAACCGTAGCTGTTCAGGCTGTCATTTGATATTCGTACTCTTTTACCATTCATTTTGCTTTCGCTTTTTGCGTTTTACGCTGCAATATTACAGAGCAAAAGACTGGCCGCCAAAAAAGTGTGAAATGGTTGCACACTTCTATGCAACCGTTTCCTATCTTTTTTGTAGTCAGCCTGGAACAATGCAATTTTGCTGTAAAATACAGCACGTATTCAACATTTTACAAGATATGAAGAAAGCAGACATTGAAAAGAAAAAGTCGCTCGGAAGGGCCCTATACCTTTCCGGGATGGAACAGACTGAGATTGCCGACAAGATAGGTGTCTCACGTGTCACCGTTTCCAAATGGTGCTCAGCTGAGGGCTGGAAGGAAGCGAGAGCGGCAAAAAGCATCACCCGACCGGAACTGGTCAACAAATTATTGTTGACTATTGATACACTTATCGAACAGGTGAATGAGTCCAAAGATGCCAGCCTTATTGCCGGTCTTGGGGACAAGCTGGCCAAATTGTCATCAGTAATTGAAAAGCTCGATAAGAAGGCCAACGTCGTTGATGCCATTGAAGTTTTCATGGCCTTTTCCAAATGGCTTGAACACAGGGCTCAGACAGACCCGGAACTTACTCCGGACCTCATCAAGGCCATCAACAAGTATCAGGACAAGTATATAGTCGAAAGCATGGGCGCAAGTCTGGGGAGGTAATTTATGGCTACTCAAGCGGAAATAAAACAAAGGTATGCGGAATGGCAGGAGCATTGTAAGCACATCCAGTCCATCACCGATACAGCACTGCTGGCAAAAGAAACACCGGTTGAAAAAGACAAACGCATCAGACGTTTGCAGAAGGATTATGCCGCCTTCTGTGAATATTACTTTCCGCATTTTCTCCAGTTGCGCGATAAGGTAACCGGTGAAGTCATCCGTACAATACACAACGCTCCGTTCCATAACACGGCTGCTACCAAGGTGAAGAATACCCCGAATCTGAAAGCCGTATTCAAATGGCCGAGAGGTCATGCAAAGTCCACACACTTTGACATATTCATGCCACTATGGTTGATGTTCCAACCCAAACGGCTCATCAACTTCATGGTCGTGGTTGGTAAAAGCGAGGACAGTGCTATTCGTCTGCTCTCTGACATACAGGCAGAACTGGAATTCAACAATCGTATCCTTGCTGACTTCGGGGAGCAAAAAAGTGTGGGCGACTGGCAGGAAGGCGAATTCACATCACAGTCCGGTGTGAAGTTCCTTGCCTGCGGACGTGGGCAATCACCTCGTGGTCTGCGTGAACGTGAAGCGCGTCCGGACTATATTGTAATCGACGACCTTGACGATGACGAACTTTGCCGCAACGAGAAACGTGTCAAGGACCTCACGGATTGGGTAAAGGAAGCCCTATTCGGTGCGTTGGATGTAGGACGTGGCCGTTTCATTATGGTAGGGAACCTCATATCCAAGACCTCCGTACTGGCCAATATTGCCTCCACCAAAGGCGTATATGTGTCCGAAATAAAAGCCGTGGACAGGGATGGCAATCCAGTATGGAAAGAGAAATGGACAAAAGAAGAGGCGCAGGAATACCGTGATTTCGTGGGCTACCGGGCATGGGAGAAAGAAATGATGCACAACCCAATCAAGGACGGCACCATATTCCGCCACGACTGGATACGTTTCAAGAAGGTGCTGCCACTCGAAAAGTATGACCAACTTGTGTGCTACACCGACCCCTCGTTCAAGTCCACCACGGCCAACGACTACAAGGCATCGCGCCTGTGGGGAAAGACCGGTTCCGAACTCCACCTTATTGACTGTTATGTGCGACAGGACACCGTGACCGGAATGGTGCGGTGGCTCTATGACCTGTACGAGCGCACACGCGACAAGGCAGCCGTCCTCTTCTTCATGGAGGCGAACTTCATGCAGGACATCATACTGGACGAGTTCACCGAGGAGGGCAAGCGCCGAGGCTACCAGTTACCCATCATGCCGGATATGCGTAAGAAGCCAGAGAAGCTACAGCGAATTGAGGCTATTTCGCCTTTGTGGGAGCGTGGTTTCGTTTGGTACAACGAAGCATTAAAGGACACCCCGGATATGCAAGTCGGCATAGAGCAGACTCTTGCCCTGGAACGTGGTAGCCGTGTACATGATGATGCTCCAGATGCAGATGAAGGAGCCATTTGGATTCTTCAAAAGCATACAAGACAACAGATTTATAAACCGAGGCTTGGATTAAGACGCCATTCCTCTAAAAACAGTTGGTGATATGTTCAAATTGATAAAAGATTGTTTGTTCGCCTGGAAATACAGGCGTGCTGTAAAAAGGGCAGTAGAACTTTCAAAACTATTCGGCATGAAGTTTTATGTAATTTATCTGAATGGTCGGCTGAAAGTCGTTCCTAAAAAAACCATTAAGGAACTTGTGGCACGTCGCCGCTTTCGCAAGGGAATAACCGTACAGGATATTGAAAGACATGCTCTGTTCGTAACGCATTGAAAGGAGGTATCTATGTTCATTACAGATAATGATTATAAAGTGGTCATCGGAGAAAATGCCTTGAAGGTTGTTTCACAAGTCAGTACTGAGAACCGTACCAATGCCGAAATGGAGGCACAGGAGGAAATATCTGGCTATTTGCGCCCGAAATATGATTGCACGGCCATATTCTCTGCTGAGGGGAATGCACGCAATAAACTCGTAATTATGTACTGCTGTGATATCGCACTTTATCACATGTCGGCTTCATTGCCGCAAAAGATGGGTATGGAGATACGCAAAGAGCGTTATGAGCGGGCCATTAAATGGCTTGAAGGAGTGCAGTCTGGAAAAATCATCCCGAATTTGCCGGTCGCTTTGGACGAAGAAGGGCAGCCGGTAAGTGGTACTTTTATCTACGGCTGTCAGAAAAAACAACGTTATAACTGGTAGAATTATGGGAATATTGAAAGATATCAGACAATACTTTACAGGCAATAATAGTCATGTGCTGCATACAAAATATGGGGACTTAAACCTTGCAAAAGAAGGTGATCGTAGAAAAATAAAAAAGATAGTGGTCGACCTTCAACGAACCACTGATGCATTGACACGTAAAGATATTCAGGATTGGCGTAACGCGTGGCAAATGGCCATAAATGTGGACAGTCCTAACCGTCAGCCACTTTATGACATTTACCGTGACGTGGACGCAGATTTGCACCTGTCTGGATGTATCGATCAGCGCAAGGGTTTTGTTATGTCGCGGTCTTTCAAGATTGTGGGTCCAGACGGAACTGAATCAGAAGAAGCAGCCCATTATTTCAGGCAAGCATGGTTCCGCCAGCTGATGAAGTTGTCGCTTGACTCTGTCTATTGGGGGCACTCGCTAATCGAATTGGGAGAGGTCGTTACTGACGGAGACGGGTGTATATGTTACGACGGAGTAAAACTCATTCCGCGTAAACATGTAATACCTGAATACGGCAGGGTTATAACTGACCTTGGACAGGATTGGACGACCGGAATTGAATACCGTAAGCATCCGTTTACAGACTGGCTAATCGAAGCTGGAGAGCCTGACGACCTCGGCAAATTCCTTAAGGCGGCCACTCAGACCATACCGAAAAAGAATGCATTGGCGTTCTGGGACACATTTGCCGAAATATTCGGTATGCCTATGCGTATAGCAAAGACTACTACACGCGATGAGAAAGAACTTGCCAAGATGGAAAAGATGATGGACAGTATGGGCGCGAGCCTTTGGGGAGTATTCCAGGAAGGCACTGAAATCGAGGTTGTGGAAAGTACCAAGGGAGATGCCTTTAATGTGTATGACAAGCGTGTAGACAGGGCGAACTCCGAACTTTCCAAGCTCATCATCGGCCAGACTATGACAATCGAGGACGGCTCCAGTCTGTCCCAGTCGCAGACACATCTCGAAGTATTCGAGAACCTTGTTGACGATGACCGCACCATGCTGGCCAACATCGTGAATAATCAGCTCATACCACGTATGGTAAAGCATGGGTTTCCGATTAAAGGACTACGCTTTGAATGGGACGATTCAGTGGACTACACCCCGGAGCAACAGGTATCCTTCGAAACGATGGTGGCAGATCGTTATGAGGTTGACCCGAAATACTTTGCCGAAAAATATAATATGCCGGTAGGTGAAAGACGTAATTCCGAGACTGCCCTTATTGGAAAGAAGGGTAAAGAAGAAGATGATGACAAGAACCGGCAAAAAAATGCACGGCCTTTTTTCGATTAAGCCCCGATGATTATTCGGGGCTGCACAGCCGCTATTCCATTTTGCTTGGAAGCAGTTCGCATCTGTCTGCCGATGGCGATATCCCATCAGAGCTTAAGGAAAAGCTCAAATCAGCTTTTCAAGGAATGATGCGTGCTCTTTATAAAGAAGAAGGGGCATCGCTTCGCATCGGCATTCTGGCAGAACCGGCAGCACAGGAATTCATTGGTCTGCACGCAGACACATTGAACAACTCTTTCCAGCAAGTGGAAATGTCTGACATCATGAGGAAAAGACTCAGCCGGTCTAATTATGTCTTTTCGGGCATGAAGGCTTTTCATGAACTCAACGAGTCGTTCCCGTCCTTATTGGATGAGAACGGCAATAGAAAGACATTCGAACGCTTCTTGAAAGACGTGCAAAGCATTGATGACACTTACAATTCCAATTACCTTCGTTCGGAATACAATTTCGTACAGTCCTCTGCTGAAATGGCTGCCAAGTGGGAATCTTTTATGCAAGATGGGGACCGATACTATTTGCAGTACCGCACGGCTAATGATGGAAAGGTTCGTCCGGAACATGCCTTATTGCATGGTATTACCTTGCCTATCACAGACTCGTTCTGGGAAGAATACTACCCGCCAAACGGATGGAATTGCCGTTGTACTGTAGTCCAGGTTCGCAAGTCGCGTTATCCGGCTACACCGCACGATGAGGCAATGGCACTCGGAGAGGAAGCCCTGCAGTATGATACGAAAGGGATGTTTCGTTTCAATCCCGGAAAACAGGAAAAATCCGTACCGGACTACAATCCGTACACTATCAGCCGATGCCGGGACTGCGATATAGCCAAAGGAAAGGCTAAACTTTCCAAGTCGTTCATACCTGACAACGAGCTGTGCCAGGCATGTCAGTTATTGCAGAAGTGCGTGGCGGACAAAACTAAATCGGAAAGGGCAATAGAGAGGATGCACTACCTTCATACGATGGAACCTTTGCTTAAGAAGTCCGTAACACTTAAAACCGAAAATCGGAATATCCGGGTTGGATTCACTATTTATGGCAACAAGCATCTGTTCAGTGATACCTTCGGACGTTCGTCTGTTTTGACGAAGGATGACCTCGCCAAACTTGACAAGGTGTTGGCGGTTGCTGAATTCATTGAATCGTCACCATTGACACACCAGCGTAACGATGGAATTGAGCGGTTCTTCTATTATGAAGCAATCGTCAGGGGTAAAAAAATAAGGTTGAACGTAGCAAAAAAGGTGTGGAAACAAAAAAGCGGATATATACAGGAAAGCTACTTCTTATATTCCGTTAACGACATAGAAAAATAAAAAAGCACTTCAGGCGGAGCTTAGGACTAAAATGCCAGGTTTCCATTCCTTCAGTGCTTGGATTGCAAATATACAAACAATTTATCAAAACAAATTCATTATGAACAAAATTATCTCTTTTTTGAAAGAAAGTAACAGATGGAAACATCTTGTTGGAGGATTTCTGGTTGGATTATGTGCATGCTCTACATTCGGGGCCGTATATTCCGCGGTAGTAGCAGCGTCATGTCTCGAATTGAAAGACAAACTTCATGGTAGTCTTTGGGATTGGGTTGACTGGTTTATTACTCTAATTGGAGGTATTGCAGCAGCATTAATTTGGCTACTGTTTTGACAAAAAAGCCCCACAAAACGGATATCCGTCTGTGGGGCTTTTAAGTTACTATAAGGATTTGATCATCACACACTGGTATACCTCAATATATTCCACAATATCTTCATGATTATGGTTGGTGTCGCTTTCCACCAGGTCAAACTCCTTAAAGGTCTCACCCTCCATACAGCTAAGGGATTCGTGTATTTCCTCAAGCAGGTCGAACACTTCCAGGCTTTCTTCCTTGAACGGGCTGTCGTCACTCATACTGCCAGCCCAGTCAGTTACTACGTGCAAAGCGATTTCCGGCTCCGCACGATATTCTACTCCCGGCAAGATGGCGTTCCACCTGATTGGCCGGAACTCTACGAACACCGCTGGCCGTGCCCAATTCTCCTCCTGCTCGATGAATTCTACATTATGGTTCCATAAATCAATGTGCTTAATGGCACCGCCTCCGACCTCTTTCAGACGGTCGCACAGCATTTGGTATACTTCCTTTCTCATTTCCTTTCTATGCTAAAATCCATATCAAAATAATCGTTCAGATTCTCTTCAATTATCTCCCGCACAATACGCTCAACTTCAGGCCCTGTACCGAGGAATCTTCGCCGAGGTATGCGAATGGTAGTCCCGGCACGTTTGAGGGCCATAAAACGCCAGAAATCGGCCTCTGTGGAAAGCTGACGCGTCTTCTTGTCATTCCGCCGCTCACCATTTTTTTTTCGTCCGAAACTTCCAGTGGCCTCATAGTATTTGTGCCAGAAGAAACGCTTCATTTTCTCCGTCACTACTATCTCTCCTCCATCATTGTGGATGGCCGCATACGGCAAGTCGGTATAGAACGTTATGCTGTCATCTGTTGTACGACTCCGTACACTACGCCGGAGTGTGCCTGTATCCACCAGTATCGTACCGCCCGGACGTGTCGGGCTTTTCCTTCGTGCCCAGGCATCATTAAAAAAAGCCTGACGTTCGAAGTTCCTGTCAAACTCATCGCCAAGCTCCACCCGGATATCAGATAAAATCCGGCGTATAATACTCTTTGTGTTCTTATCCATTCCGTTCGTTATCTACTTAAAATATATCTGGGTATCTTCTGGCATTTCATTTTTTGGGTTGGCGGAGGCCTTCAATATGTTATAAAAAGTCCTCTCGCTGATACCATACACAGGATATATGTGCCTTCGCCATATCTCCCTGTTCGGGACACCTTTCTTGACGTAAAGGTCATATATCCTGTTGATGTCAGCGACACGTTTCTGATAACTTACACCATGTCGATTCCCCATAATTCGATACTGTCAGTCTATAACCTGTTCTACTTTTGGCTTATATGGACGGATGTCAAGCGTCATTTCGCAACTTACCGTCACACGACCACTTCCTTCACATTGCGGGCATGTTTCTTCCTTCCAGTGGATAAAATGCTTGGTTACAATTTTGCCCTTGCCGTGGCATTTACGGCAAAGGGCAATCTTTGGTTCTTTTGTTACATGATTTTTCATGCTGCGTCTTCTTTCTTTGGTTCTACATAAAAAGTCTCGTCTTGAGCTACCTGAATTCCACATTTAGCCATCTGCGGCAACATATCTTCCGTATCACGGTCAGCGAGCAGTTTGTCCTTGGCTATCTCCTCTGTCTGTCGCACATATCCGGGAAGGAACTCTTTTACCAGCTGTAATGCGCTCGCCCAGGTAAAGCCCTTCAGTGTTTTCAGTTTCGGAGTTCCGGTACGGAAACCTATCACGCCATGCGCCATCTCCAGACTTTTCTTCTTTGTAAACAGCTCTGCTTGGTTCTCTGTTGCATAGGCCTGTAATGTATCGAAGGCTTTTGTCTTTTCGTCTTCAAGCTCAGCAAGTTTTCCAGCATATTTCTCTCGGATTTTTGCACATTGGAGTTCAATTTCTGCTGTGATTTTTGAACTCTGTGCGTCTGCCTTAGCATAAACGGCAAATGCTTCGTCTGCCAATTCTCTTGTAACACCGGTGATAATCACCTTTTTTCCTCTTTTTGCCATAATCGTTTGTTTTAATGGTTTGAATTGTTTTATTCTTCTTCATAATTCTGCATCTCAGGTTCTGTATCAATCAAACAGGCCTCGTGTTGGGAGTATGCCCAATCCGCAAGTACATTAAAGAATTCTGCGGATTCCTCATTTCCCATATTCAAAGTCGCTTCTGTTGCCCATTTTTTCAATACATTCAATGCTTGCGTAGATTTCCTATTCATATCGTTTAACATTTTGGAGCGTTCGGGTCTATCAGGACATATCCTATACCGACCGCTGGTTTAACTTTCTGTTCTTGTCTTTCCCTCAATCCGCCTTTGCGCTGAATGCTGCGCAGCTTGACGGCAAGTTGTTCCAATTCCTCTGCGCTAATTTTCCCAAACGACTTTCCGGCTATCCTGGGATGTTTGCAGAAATCATTGATGCGTGCCCAATCAGAGGTATCAATACCCAACTTCTGCATCAGCTTCAGACAGACACTCCGGCGGTAACGTAATTCTTCGCGCATTTTCTGTTGCCACTCATCTTTCCCGGTTAATTTCTCCAAAGCATCACAACAGGTATTATATTCCTTTCGGGTCATTTCCCGTAAACTGTCCGTGCGATTACACGTGTACTGTAGTACAATGCTCTTTTTTAATTCTTCCCGGTCACCTCGATAAGACAACTTGTTGAACGACACATAAAACCGGGCAAAATTGTTTATTTCTTGTGCCATATTTCTCTATTTTGATGTTATCAAATAATCCATTCTCGACCATCCGCCTGATGCCGAAACGGTTAAAACCTTTTGAGAAAGAATTTCATCTGTAAATTCTGTTTTTACAATCTTATCTCCTCGGTACTCACAGTTTGGTGATCCAAATATATGTCCATAACTTTTTAAGCCTATATATCCCCATTCATTTCGTTTTAGAACGCAATCGATAAATTCGCCCACAGTGCATTCTTTATTCAAAGAGACAGTGTATGGGGTCGTTTCATCTCCAGATGTTTTTCCAGTTTGTATAAAAGAAAATTTCAACATACTATTATCATTTATTCAAACAATACCTTAATACCGCATGAACTGGCTACATCAAGTTCCAGCTTTGCACCTTTTGATAATTCCCAACCCTGCAGCATATAGATAAAATCACAACCGAGCAATAAGGCAATGTCTGCTCGCATGTGCTCTCTCCAGTGTGCCTCATTTGGCAATCCGTTCTTGAACGGATTTACCGGGCTGTAGCCTTTCAGACTCAAGAAACGTTCGGCCTGACCAAATGCCTGGCGACGTTCTTCCAAATCATAATGGGCAATAGCCCCGCTGATATAAACTTTCCCGTTTCCCATATCATTCTTGTTTTGATAAGTTGTTACTTGTTTGTATAATACCGTCTTCCCACACGACATAATAGCTTCCGGCTTCACCGATGGCGCGGCCTTGGCAATATGCCTTGTATCCGACTACACGTATTTTCATGTCGCATATATATTTCAGACGAACCGCACCAGCCCCCATTGGCTGACTTTTCTTTTCCTGGCTGATCCAGATAAAACATTTTTTCGGAAATTGTTCCATCAGCTCAACCGCATGGGGATAATCCCAATCTGCAACTTGGAATGAGTCAATAATGATAAACTTTGGAGATTTAGGCTTTTTCAACCTACTAACGAGTTCATCGTATGTATCATCTGTTGCCACCCGAAACTTGCCTTGTACTTCATTCATGCCCAGATACCCCATTCGCTTTTGAAAGCTCTGATTTACCTTTTCCTCATAGCTCATATACAATACCAGCCCATAATTGCACAGTTCCTTGGCAAGCTGCATCACGAATGAACTCTTACCGCTGGCACTGGCACCGCTAATGAACCAAGATGCGTTCTCTGCCGGGAATCCAAATGGGGCACTCCATTTCTCGCCCCACGGCAGCGTCACCCATTTCATGGCCGCTATTTCTTTTGGACTGTACGCACGTTTCATGACTTACTACTCTTTTTTCAATTTAGAAATGAATAAATCCGCCCATTTAACGGCGTTTTCTGCATCATTTTCGACAGAATTAAGAGAAGTTTTTACTCCATGTAAGAAAAGTTCCTTTGCTATCTCATATCGCCTTTTCTCCCAGTCTGTCTCGTTTGCTTTTTTCATTTCACGATGGATGCCGATAACAGCATCCATTGCCTGCATTTCTATTTTTGTCATCATACTGTTGCCATTTTTAGTTTCTCAATTTCTGTATAGACTCTCCTTAATCCACCCCGTGTCTTGCGTACAATCTGTGCGATATCTGCACCTTCAGGAGCGTTCACCTTTGCCACAATCCGTGCTTGAGTAGTCAGGAATGCCTCACGTTCTTTTCCGTCATCCGGGGTAACCTTGCTGTATCGGTCGCCATAACGACTAAGCATTTCGGTATATCCGACCTTCTTACATTCTATCGAACGGTTTATTTTTTCCTTCAGACCGTCCGCGCCCATCATATACCACGCACAGCATCGTTCGGTAGCATTCCACAAAGCCTTCAGCTCCAGGAAAGCCTCATACTGTAAGTCGCCAGCTTCATCCAGAATAATGAGTGGATTATCAATAGACCGGAGGTAATACACAAGATCCTCGTAAACATCAGTATAACGTCCCTTGCTGTCAACACCGAACTCGGTGGCAATTTTACGCACCAGCTTCAGCTTTGTTTTTACCTGTGAGCAGTCTATGTACACGGCGTTTTTGTGGTTCTGCACGTAATATCGCGCCGTGAACGTCTTGCCGATGTTCGGAATATCACAAAGGATGGCCGAGAGACTTGACTGCTGTGAAAACTCCAGCTGGGCGGTAATATACTCGAATGTGGCTGTCTTTGCAGCTTTCCATTCCATTTCACCACGCAGGTTCACGCCCAACCTGCGGGCAATTCCTATCCAGTTTGCATCACTAAGCACTTTATCGGTCTGCCCGTTTTTAACGGCACTGTACACCGAAGTGGTGATGCCAAGGGAGGCGGCATGTTTGGCGTCACTCGGATAATTGCCGCGATTGGCGGCAATCGCCTCCATAATTCGTTTTTTCTGCGCTTCTGTAATCATAATCTGACGCTGTTATAATGTTATTCTAAAAGTCTTCTAATGCTGTTCGGGTGTTGCTTACATCCGGTATCCACTCGTCCGGCTCGTTTATGTTCGCCACAGAGGGCAATTCGAGGCTTTCTGTTGGCTTTTCTTCTTCCGGCTGTACCTTCGCCACGCCAACCTTTTCAATGGCGTTGTCACGGACATATTTGCCGAAACTGCTGATTTTCTTTTGCTGTTCAACATAGTTCACCACATCTTCCTCTGTTTGTTCCGCAATTACACGGTTGTAAGTTTCAACCTTTTCTACTTTGTCTATAAACCGGTCCCCTTGGAAAATATATACATCCTGAGGTTGCCCGTTTTCGTCCGGTAAATAATAAGCAGTTACCTTGTAGTTGTTCGTTTCCAAACGTTCAAGAACGGAAGTATCACTGAGCCACCAGTCCTCATAAGCCACACGTACTGTGGAGTTGCGTCTGATGCTTGTCTCTACACGCTCGCCAATATAGCGGCTTAAGGTCAGTTTGTCATACTTGCGGAGTGTCGGGTTTATGTTTGCCACCAAAACATCCCAACGTGTCATACCAGGATATTTTTTCTGGTTTGGATGCAAGCTGTTATTCCATTCGGCATTGTCTTTCTTGTCATCTGCCACCAACTGCTCATAACTGAAATATGCGGCATCCTCGTAGGTGTCATTGTATTCGTCACTTACTTTCTTGCTTTCCACGCGCCACTTGCCTTTCCCGTAGAAACGGCCGATACCGGCATGGTTCTTATGGATGATGCTGCGTTTCTTGGCTCCATTCAAAGGCTCTGCATATTTTTCCTGAGAATTTTGCGGAGCGCAGAAATGGACGAAATTGAATGCTATACCGGCTTGTAAAAATCCCTCTTTATATTCACTCATCAAGTGGTTTTCAACCTCAATACCGGCCGGTATTCCCCAACCGTTTCGCTCGATGAGCCGGAACATGTCACGGAAACACTCTACGACAAGCATCTGGTCTTTCTTTCTTCCATAACTGGCTCCTATCACACATTGGCTTACCACATCATAGGCGTAGTATGCGTGTATGCGTTGCTTGGTGTCTTTCAGCTTGCGTGTTAAGTCCACGTCATCCATGGTTATCTGCGACAAGCTGAACTCTCCGTTATGACGATGTACGTGTGGCATCTGCTCGTGCATGAAAGTTGTATATCCGGAAAGGGCATGCTCAAGGAGCAGCTTGTTATTAGGCTTGTTCAGTACGTTGTTGATGGTGCTTTCGCTCAATGATTTGGGCTCTCCGTTCTTGTCTGTCCAATCGTCAGGATTGAACACCTCACCGGTATCATAATCCCAACACTCAAGCTCACCACAAACGAACGAAAGATACATCTCATGCACATTGGTGTTGAAAGGCTTGTTTTCCTGTGCGGCAAGGCTTAGAATCAGCCGTTCTGTCTTATAGTCAACCTTTCTTGCACACTGATTGCCGAATTTTCCGCTGATGAGGCACTCATAACCATATTGCTTGTATTCGTTTACTTTTTTCCTGAAACGAAGGGTACTTGCCGGTAGGTCATGCCCAAATTCTTCACGCAATGTTTCAATGGTCGTTGACATCATGTCCCAGTTGTATTTTTCGCCCATCAGCTTGCGGTAGTCACGGCTTCTGTTGTACAGCTTGATGCAGGTGTTCAGCACAGAGGCATTCACCGCATATTTCCGGGCAAGTTCCGCTGTTGCTTTGTCACTGTGTTGACTGGCAGCCCAGTTCGTAAAGAATACGACTGCAGCCTGGTCAAGTTCATAGTTCGATATGATCCAGCCACGCAACCGGACTTCATTGCCTCCAGGGTAGACCTCATCGACCTTTTCTTTGTAAGCGGTGGGCAGACTATCGACAGCAACTAAGGCATAACGTCCACGCCCCTTTCCAGAACGTACCACGTTGATACGTCCGCGTGCAGACAGTTGCTTGTAGTTTGGAAGGGTCATAATGCCGCCATCCACAAGCTCCCGCGCCGAAATGCATAGTTTGTTGCCGTAATATTCCATATCCGCCTCCTCTTATCTTAAAGTCATCGCCCAGTCTTGAATTCCTGGAATGTCCCTGATGTCACCTACATAATCATAATGGCGTACATTCTCGCCGTTGTGGAATACGTCGCAGCTGCCGTCAATAAGAGAGAACTCCAGCAATACTCCGTTTGGTAAGTATTGGCGCATATAGCGGTCTGCGTCAAACAGTGTCTCTACATCTGGTATAACTGTCATTACTATGCCACCGCGTTCCATCGCCAGCTTGCGGATGCGTTTGGCCAACTCCGTGTTGCCACGCTTCTCGTCAAAACGGATGGCGTTGTAAACAGTACGTTCCGTTACGCCAAACGCTTTCATGATAAATTCACGGTCTTCTTTTTTGATGTGGATGTACTTTTTCATATTCTTTCGTTTTTAATGATTTAATTCGTTATCTTTGTTGCGTTTTCAAAAATGTACAAGCTATGAAATATGTTATCCGAATACTGATTCCATCGTGCAGCGAACCCAACTATATCGAGAAATATAGGCGTAACCTAATAACGTTCTGCCGAATTGCTCAAATTCGCAAACCGGTACCGCAAAACTTGCCAACCGGGGATGCTTTCGTAATTGACCTAAAAGGTCTCTCCGAACATACACAACTTCTGTGGCTCCACATACTGTCCGACCTTGCGGCATTGAACCGCCATTATAGCGTCGAACTCTTGTCTCTACCAGACGACTGGCCACCTCAAGAGGTTTACTGATTGCTTCTTTCATATCTCACTCATTTTAGTTGTTAAACTTAGTAGGGCGCGGGGAATCGAACCCCGTCGGCTGTCTTCTATATTCGTTTTCGCTTTCCAACTTTCCGGCCGTGCCAGCCGCCCTTTCCAACCCGTCTTTCCGGGCTGTCAGTTATCCGGTCAATCCTTTTGCCTTGACCTACCTTGTATCTTTATGCCATTACCCCTGATTGTCCAGTCGCAATCGTATGGGCAACTTTCCACATAACCCCTAATTATGTCCTTTACATGTGTCAGCGTACACTTCCAAAATTCCCAGCGGCACACTCTGCCGTCCGTGGCAGTCAGCATCACCGCCCAGACATCATTCCTGCATATCGTCGTTTTCATTTTATATCCTCCCTTTAAGCTCGTTTAATCCTTAATATTCGTTATTCTCGACCTTTTTTAGTATATTTGGCCGCTCGTTCCTAATCGAACACGTTGCAAAGATACAGAATATTCTGCAATTACAAAAGAAATGGGAATAAAAAATACAGAAATATCTGCACGTATAGCAGAAATAATTGAAAGAGCAGGGGAAAGCCCCAACTCTTTTGCCAAGCGTTTGGGCTATTCACGTGCTCAAACCATTTATGATATACTCAGTGGGAAGTCAGCTCCGAGCTATGATTTCTTTAATCGATTTGCAAATACAGAATATTCTGCAAATATAAGCCTTCAATGGCTTCTTACTGGGAAAGGCGAAATGCTAAAAGATAAACACATAAATTACCAAAGACAGAAAGAATTAGCTTATCATGTTCCGGAAGGAAGTCATGAAGGAATTCCTCTTATTCCTGTTGAAGCTATGGCTGGTGCCCTTACAAGCGAGCGAACTGTATTAGAATATGAATGTGAACGATATGTCGTACCGGTATTCAAAGGTGCGGATTTTTTAATACCGGTTAAAGGATCATCCATGTATCCGAAATATTCTTCAGGAGACATCGTGGCTTGTCAACGCGTACCAATGTCAGACTTGTTCTTCCAGTGGAATAAGGTATACGTCATTGACACCAACCAAGGAGCATTGATCAAGAGGATAAAACCTGGAAGTACGCCAGATAAGGTTCTTATTGTATCAGATAACGAAAAATATGATCCTTTTGAGTTACCTATCTCTGCCATCCATGCAGTAGCACTTGTTATCGGGGTTATTCGTCTTGAGTAATTCGACGTGTATCCCTGTTACTCCAGATATATGGGTGTCCCCCCCCCCTCCTGATAGTCTAAGACACATAACAAAAGCTGGTTTTATGGGCTTTTAGAGGTAGTATAAATAGAAAACTTGTGGTTTTTATGGGGGGTGTATCGAAGTAAAAAACGCCCTCTTTAACATAATTATGGTATTTTACCTATATCCCGTAAGCCCCCATAAAACCCACTTTTGTAACCCTAAACTCAAAAAGGTGTAACCCTAAACTGTAACCCTTAATGTAACCCTAATGCCAAAACGGCCATTTTAGGCACAAAAAAAGGAGGTTCAACACCTCCCATAAAAGTATGCCAATAAAATGGCATTTTAATGGCTTTACAACGTTGTTGCAATCATTCCTTAGTAATAGCCCCAGAGCCACCCGAAATAAGCGTAGATTGCTTTATTATAGCCTTTTTCGTGCATACGGTACCATTCCCGGATAGCCCGGCATGAAGCAGATAATTCTTTGTTGCTCCTACCTGGTCAGCTGTCAGAACGGTATAAACGGCCGATATGCTACTGAAATACCAGTCTTTGCGTTTTGTGCCCTCTATGCTATGCAGAAGGTGTACATGTATCACTTTTGCCATATTATTACGTTTTACAGCTACAAATATACCAAATAATAGATATTTGGAATATATTTATATATATCATTTTTGACTTTGAGATAAAAAAAGGTATTCAGCCTCCCGGATCAATTTGCCCATCCGCATGTCTGCCTCCACGTAAGCCGTATGTAAGCCCATTATAATGATCCGTAAACTATCGAAGCCTCAACATACCCTAAAATTAAACCCAATGTAAGCCTATGTAAACGTTTCGTTTTAATCCGCCTTTCACACCGTTTTCGCGTAACTAACTGAAACACAAAACAATCAAGCCGTTTTCCGCCCAATCATCGTTATACACTTCGTTCTGTGCCCCATA